ACCGTGAGCCATTCCCAAGCTGTCAAGGGTTTGCGATGTCTGATCAAGCAACTTGCGGCGCGGCACCATAAATCCGACCGCGTTTCCCTTTGCTGCGGCTGACTGCATCATGTGCATCGCCATCACCGTCTTGCCGCTGCCCGTTGCCGATTGGCACAAGACAGACTTATTGTGCCGCATGGCAAGTCGCAGCCGGTCGATAAGGTCTTGCTGGTCGGGGTATAGGGTGATCATTTTCCAATACTCCGCGGATATGGCCGGGGCGCGTATTTTAACGCAGACATTGCTGCAACCCTAAAACCCTTGCGCCCAATTATCTTTAGGTATCGGTGCTTGATCGGTCGCGGGTGCAGGTAAAAATCATCACCGTATTTGTCGTGCATTGCCTGCGCTCTGTTTGCGTGCCCTCTAAATTCATCGGCAATGGTTTGGCCGTGTAAATGCTCCATGCCCTTAACTTTCCAGTCAGTCCGTTTGGCAGAAAGCCCGCAGTAGATGAAGTTTGACGCCTGATAAACCGTGCCAACATGGCCCTGCGATATATCCGCAAAACTGATAACGATCCTATTGCCGCGCAACATTTTTAAGGAATTCGCAACCAAAAAAGAGGCATCGTTTCTCAGGTTTTTCCGCAGGCAGAGGCGGTTTAATTCCACGACGCAATGCTTAAAGCTATCCCCGCATATACCGCGCCTTAGCGGCGCGCTTGATGGTGTTCCATAGGTAATAACGCCTTCCAATTGTTCATCATGGAAAAGTCCAAAAGACCAAGACACGCTTGGCATTCTGTGCGCGTAGTGTATGTCAATTAAGAAGGGCAACGTGTCTGCGCGGGTAATGGCTCGCACGGTTCTCATACCCCCACCCCCGTTTCCCATGGCAACTCCTCCTCCGGCTCCCCATCATCCCCTGTAACCGCCGCCAGCGGAAACGAAACCGCCCGCGTGATCAGACCGGTCATGAAATATGTGGCCTTCTCAGCCTCGGCCCCGTCGATCTCGCTCAGCCCGCGCGCCCATGGCACATATGGCGTGTCGGCCAGCAGCTTGCGCAAGGGTGGCGCGGTGTTGCTGATGATCACGCGCCCGTCTGCCACCTTGATGCCATAGGGGCGCAGGCCGGATATTGCGCCATCATGCCCCGCCGAATGAACGTCCGCCGCCAGCACCACCATGTCGCCGATGGTGCTTTCGCGCATCATGCCCGCGTGATCGTATCGCACGCGGCTTGTCATGATGTGGGTTAGCAGCACGCCGCTATCCTCGGACTCGCGTGTCTGCGTGTGCCAGTCCCAATCTTGCTTGCGCATCCAGTCCATGGCCGCGTCGTGACTAATACGCGCCGTGCTGGTGAGGCTAAACGCGCCCGCAATCATGGGCCCTAGCTGATCCCCGGCGCGCGCATCCTTGAACAGTTCCGACGCCGCCCGTGAGAAAGTCGCAACGTTGTCGAGTAGCGCGGGCAAATTGGCCATAGTCCGGGCCAGCATTGATCGGCAATAGTCCTGCGTGAACGTCGCGCGCATGTCCGATAGCAGGGTGCGCCATGTGTCAAGCCGGTCGTGCTTGGCGTTTGCCACCAACTCCAAAATGCTGATCCGCGCGGTGTCGGCAAGCTGTTCCACGCTCGGGTTGATCGCCGCAAAGCAGAAGCACGACTGCGCTCGATAGCTGGCGTTGGCGTTTGCGACAATACCGCCGCTGGAACACTTGCGCGCAAAGTTTATGATCTTCTGAATTTCAGCCCGCGCCATAGCGTTTTCCGATTCCGCCTCGTCTATGACAACCGGGCGCGTTGACTGCCCGATCATGCTCCGCACACGCGCCTCTGTGACGCCCTCGGTCGCAAGGCCCATGTCGTCAAGCATCTTTTTAACAACCTCGGCGATAATGCTGGATTTGCCCGCACCCGATTTGCCAGTGATCCAAATATGCGGTCGCCACGTAAGCGCGCCACCAATCGGCGCAATGACGAGCCATCCGGCAAGCAGATAGGCAAACTGCCCGCGCTTCCAGTGCAGGCGTTTGATGAGGTCAAGCGCCCGTGCCGCGTCGGCATTGCCAAGCGCAACCGCGCCAGGATGCACCACGCGCGGGCCGCTCTCATATACCGCCTCGCCCTCAAATGTTGCCGGGTGCGCCTTGATCCCGTCGCCAATTATCATGTCGCCGGTGTTGATGACCGGTGCGCCGTTGTCCATCCACGCGCCCACACCGCGCGTTGTTTCAGGCTGGAATACACCGATGTCGTGGCACGATTGCATGAGGTGTGCGCTTGCTAGAGCGCATATCGTGCTGTCGGCTACCTTGTCGCCCCCATAATGCCGCTCCCAGAATCCGCGCGGGGCCAGCATATAAAGCGACTGCATCCGCCCCATAGACGTGGCCGATAGCGTGACGATCTGGCCAGCACCGCGCGGAAAGAAGCTATACATGCCGCGATTGTGGCCAAGCGGGCGAATTGACGTGAGCGTGTCGTCTGGCATGTCCGGCATTTGGGATTCGTATTCCCGCTGATCATAATCAGGGATCGGCATGTCTGGCGCGGGTGGCGTGTGAAACGCATCTCGAACCGCGTCCATGCCATCCGTGCGTGCAATGTCATCCCAATCCGTGCGCCTGTCCGGGTCATCATCTGGGACAAATGGCGCGATCACCTGCGCGCCACCGATTGCGACGGCGGCTTGATTGGCTTTTTCAATACCGGGATTCCATGGCGTGCCATCTTGGCGTTTGGTCCATTGATCATGGTCAGCGCCGATGATTATCCGCGCGTCCGGGTATTTCTTGCGCATGGCCATCGCCACCGGCTTGAGGTTGCCCGCGTCAAACGCCGCGACAGTTGGCCATGCGGTTGCCGTGCGAATTGCCGCCGCCGTGGCAAACCCCTCGCAAATCACGATCACGTCTTTCGGCTCGTCCTTGGTGGTGATCGGGAAATAGCTGCCTTCCTTTGCCGCGCCCGTGATGAACCGCTTGGCACCATCCGCAGCGATGAATTGCAGGCCGACAATGCCGCCAGCCGCATACATCGGCACCACGACAAGCCCTTGCCACACCCGGGCCCCATGTAGGCCACACCCCTTGCGTGCGAGGTAGTCTGTCGTGCCTGTGCTGGATGCCCGCGCCCAGATACCCTTGGCCTTGTCAGCGGCGGCGCGGGATAGTTTGATGGTCTCCGCATCGCGCAGAACCTTTGCGTCGGCCTGCTTGCGTTTCCATTCGGCCCGCTGTTCAGGGTCTGCCTTGCGGGTGGATTTGCTATGCCATGGATGCGTGACGCCTTCGCGGAATGACATCGCCCACCCGACCGCGAAACCGTCCGGCTCAACCTTTAGCTGATAGCTGCCCGTGCGGGTTTTTTGCTTGTCGTCTTGCAAGCGGTATCTGCGCCGCGTGTCGTCTGCGATAATTTCCGCCGGGTCTGCCGGGGCGATCTGCATGGTGTTGAGGTGGTCGAGGAAGGCGGCGATTGGGTCGGTCATGCCAGCGCGTCCAGTATGCGGCGGGTGCAAGGCCTCAACACAGCCCTTTCATCGGGTGCGGATATTGTGGTATCGTTTGGCATTGGCGAAATCCTCCTTCGCTGATCGGGCGGGTCGAGCAAGTGGTGTTGCTCCCCGCCCACCCCTTATCCCGCAAACCCCGTTCACAGTCAATACGCCAAGTGTGCAGATTTTGCGCGCAGGTGGATTTTGGGCGGTTTTGCGTTATTGTTACGGCGATGCTAACAGACAATATGTAGGGATTTCAATGGCCTGACAAAATAACCGAAATATACGGACAGGCCCTATATGTCTAGGATGTATGGTTTACCCCTTTTCCCCTTGGACCCCCTCCCTGGATACCCCCCCCTTAGATTAGATATTTTCAAAAGAAGTTAGAAGAAGAAGGGGGCCGGTTAAAGCCGTTGTGGATCAAGGCGCTAACGGCTGACAAGGGGGGCTGTAATATGCTGTCATCACGGGGTGGCGGTTATCTTTACGGATAATAAAAATACATGCTTGACGGCGCAGCTAACTGCGCGATATGGTTTGATCAGATAAACGCAAGGAGAACGCCGTGATTATTGACGCAGCAAAGCACTTCCATCCAGACTACCGACCATTTACGGATTCAGCTGCAATAGCATATGCGCTTTCGACCATCAAAGTTGGCAGCGCCATTGATGTTGAGGGCTTTATCAGCGCCAAGGGCAAAAAGCTTTCAATGGTGCGCCTGCATGTTGCAGTCAGTAACTGCGGCGTTGATGGCACATACCAAACCCGCAAAGCCCCCGCACCGCTGATGGCCACCATCCGGCGCATCGCATGACACACCACACAGGAGACACCACAATGACCAATATCAACACAGGTGGGCCAGCTTACCCGTGTGAGACATATACGCCGATGGGATCACCGGCTGGCCCTAGCATGGGCATTACCAAGCGCGAGGTTGCCGCCATAGCTGCGATGCAGGGTATGTTGGCCAATGACTGGCAGCATCCCATTAACGCAGCCAAAGCCGCCGTTGAATACGCCGACGCGCTGATCGCAGCGCTTGGTGCAGGCCAATGACCTACAAGACAATCATAATTGCTCCAAAAGAGCCGATTGGAACAAGCATGGCGCGGGATATGTTTACGGTGCTGTGCGCGATTGCCCTTGCCGTTCCTGGCTGGTGGTTCGGATCGTGGGTTTTGGAGACTATCGGGTTCATCGTCTTTTGCGTCGTGATTCTGACGCGCGCATCACAACTACTCACACAGTGCAGATTCACGCCCGACGAAGCCCGCGCCAAGATTGCTGAATGGGAGTCTGGCCAATGACCGCCGCAGACCGCGCCGCCATCATGACCCCCGCACTCCGCGCCGCCATCAAAGCCAACCCGATCAAATACCAGAACGAGGCCGCGCTGCTCCAAGCCATGGAAAAAGAAGGCCCGCTGTCCACACACACACACCGCCAATCCGCACCACATAAACCGCGCGCCGAGGTTGAGGCGGATATCATCGCGGTCTTAGATCAACATGGCCGCATGACAGCCCCCGCCGTATCGGAGCATCTGGGCAAGTCGCGCAATTTTGCCCAAGTCCACTTGGCGCGCATGGCTGAAGAGGGTAAGATAAAGCGCACGTCGATCAGCAATGGCAAGGCGCGGATATTTCTGTATGAGGTGGTAAAATGACAGATGCCAACACCGCGCTGATTGACGCGCACATTGACCCAATGAATGACTGGTGCGGAGACTGCCCGGAATGTGACGGGGTGGATTGCACATGCGCCCAAGACCACGCCGAAGGGCTGGCTGATTACCGACGCGATTTGCAGATGGAGGATGACCGATGACTGACCAACCAGAACGCATATGGACAACGGGCAATGACCACACGGGAAGCTGGAACATTGATGACGTGACGCACTGCCCCGGCACTGCCTACGTCCGCGCCGACATACACGACCGCGTATGCGATGAATGGGCCGAGGTGTCGCAGAACAACTATCAGATTGCCAAGGGAGCGGTAGCAGAACGTGACGCGCTGGCGGCTGCGCTCACGACCATGGGCGTTGACCCTGCCAGCATTATTGCCGCGATGGCGCGCCGACGATACCGCGCGACGACTGAGCTGGTGCTTATCTTCGCCATTCTTGACGCGCAAGCCAAGCCATGACCCAACCCACAATAGCCGAACTCTGCCGCCCTATCAGCGCCAAGTTGCAGCCGCAACGCTACGGCCTAGACCACACGCCGCACACACAGGCAGAGGCACGCAAACACGCAATGAAGAGTGACGGGCAGCGGGTAACGGCAAGGCTGCGCAGGATGGCGAACAAAAGGGAGGCCAAGACATGACCACACAAGACGACAAGCTGCACGCCTTGGCCCGACACATTGCAGATGGGCTTATAGACCCCGACAGAAAGCAACTGCGGTTCAATGACATTGTAGCAACTGCGCGCAGTCATTATCTGCGCAATGTAGAAGCGGGCGTGATTGAACTGGTTGAAGCGTGCGACAGAAGCAGCCCGGAAATTTACGTCAAAGGCGCGCCAATGTGGCAGGCGCTGACGGAACAGTATGCGTGGATGAAGCAATGAAACTTAAGCGCCGCAACAGATTCTTCGCAGCTTGGATGATCTACCGGGTGCTGCGTAGGATGGCACACTTTAACCGCCTGACATGCTTTCGCCTTGCTATGATCCACTTTTTCACAAGGAAGCCCGCCAATCTTGACGCGCAAGCTGGCAAGGGGTAGATTCCCAGAATGAAAGGAAAGTCATCATATGTTGTGGGAAAGGGTAAGCCACCCGTTGAACACCAGATCAAGCCCGGTGAAGCGCGCAACCCAGGCGGCAAAACCTCAGAGCAAAAGCTGATGGAACTAGCCAACGCGCAAGCCGCAACCCGCATACAGGCGAGACTGTTGCAGGCGCTTGAGGGCCAGATGCTTGAGGATGATACCAAGCAGACAATCGTGGACAACTACATCAAGGCCGAGGTGTTGAAGCTGGTCAAGGACGCGCAGGATCGCGGCCTAGGCACGGCCAAGCAGTCTGTTGACCTATCCAGCACAGATGGCACCATGACGCCAGCGCGCGAAATGTCCGACGCGCAATTGCAGGCCATCATTGAAGCCAATGCAAAGCCCCGCTGACGCCGCGCAAGAGATGCTAGATCGCCGCCATGCACGCCGCGACCTACTGGCGTTTATCCGTTACATGAACCCCGATTACATCGTGTCGCAGTTTGCCATTGATGTGTGCCGCGACCTTGGCCAGTTTTACCTAGACGTAGAGGCTGGCAATCGCCCGGTGCTGGTGTTTGAAGCGCCGCCGCAGCATGGGAAGTCGGAGATCGTTAGCCGGAACTTGCCAGCATGGCTATTCGGGCGGAACCCGGACCTATCCA